TGGGACCTCGTCTTCCGCGCGGCGCCGGTGACGACGCTCGCCTACACCATCCCCGCGGCGACGGCGAACCAGGCCGCCAAGATCCAGTTCGCTGCGCCGATCGCGACGCTGGTCTACGCGCGCGGCTACCTGAACGCGGCGAACAACGGGCTGAAGGCGCTGACGGCCGACACCGCGCTCTCCGGAACGTCCCTCACTGTCTCGGGCCTCGTCCTCGAGGCCTCTCCGCCCAGCAACGCCACGGTCGAGGTCGCCGGCCTGCGCGCCGCGGCCGGCGACTTGTCGATCGTCGTCACGCAGGGGGCCAGTGTCGTCGCTTCGATCGCGACCGCAGGCACCGGCTATGTCGTGGGAGACATCCTCACGGTCAGCGGCGGCACGTTCACGACGGCCGCCACGCTGCGCGTTCTCGCGATCTCCGCCGGGCTGGTGACGTCCGTCGAGGTCGCATCGCGCGGCGCCTACACCGTCGTCCCTGCGAACCCGGTCGCGCACACCGGGGGCACGGGCACCGGTGCGACGTTCAACCTGACGTTCGTGCAGGACACCGCGGTGCTGACCAGCGCGGCGATCGTCTTCACGTCGGTCGGGCTCAAGGTCGGGCAGTTCATTCACGTCGGCGGGCTGACGACCGCGAACCAGTTCTCGGCAGGCAAGGGCTACGCGCGCATCCGCGCGATCACGGCTGCCACGCTCACGCTGGACAAGATCGTGGGCACGCTCGCCACGGATCCGGGCGCCGCCGAGAGCGTCGACCTTCTCTTCGGCCGGTTCTTCCGCAACGTGCCGGTCGACGCGAACGCCGACGACAACCGATACGAGGAGAGCACCTTCCAGGTCGAGGCCAGCTTCCCCGGGCTCGTCGGAACGCCAGGCGTCCCAGGCTTCGAGTACTCGATCGGCAACTACCCGAACGAGTTGCAGATCAACGCGCCGCTGACCGACAAGGCGACGATGACGCTGGGCTTCGTCGGCCGGCTCACCGAGGACTTCACGACGACGCGCAAGACGAACGCCGAGTCGGCGGTCAACCCGGCAAAGACCGTGGCGTTCAACACGTCGAGCGACTTCGCCATGATCGGCGTTCGCGACGAGAACGGCGGCGACGTGGTGTCGTGCTTCAAGTCGTTCACGCTGACGCTCGCCAACAACGCGTCGCCCGAGAAGTGCCTCGGTCACCTGGGCGCCGAGTACGTGAACGTCGGGCTGTTCGAGGTCAACCTCGAGGCGCAGCTTCTGTTCACGTCGCCGGCGGTGCCGGACGCGATCAAGAACAACCGAACGCTCACGTTCTTCGCCGTTCTCCAGAACGACGACGGGGCCTGGGCGGTGGACATTGCGTCGATGACTCTCGGCGGTGGCGACAAGGAGTTCCCGCTCGACCAGTCGGTTCTGATCAACGTCACGGGCGAGGCCTTCATGGATCCGCTGACCGGTGCCTCGGTCGGGATCTCCGTCTTCCCCGTGGTCCCGTAGCACACCCCAGAGGGCCCGGTCCGCGACAGACAACCGGGTGCGCCGTCCGTGGACCGTGCGAGGCCTTGCGGACGGCGCCTTTTCGTTCCTCGGCCAACGAAGGACATGTCCCTCGTTGTCCTTCGGGCTTGGGCTTGGTGCAGGCGGGCAGTGCGGGATAGGCTGCCTTCGCCATGACCGACGTCGCCGTGCCTACCTCTGTCAACCATGCCCCCGACTTCAGCTACTTGTCGCGGCTCGAGATCACCCGCGAGACGACGGCCGAGTGGCTGATTCGCAACATGCCCTACGCCGACGACGGGACGATGCCCGTGCTGATCGTCGCGCCGGCGACGAAGGAAAACGTCGGGCTCTACGCTGACCACCTGCACAAGGTGCAGCGCGCGGCGCTGCGCGCAACGGACTCGGTCACGCCGGAGATTCTCGACCGGCACCGCGAGGACGACCGCGTGCTCTACCCGACGTACGTCGTCAAGGGGTGGAAGAACGTCCGCGACGGCAGCAACCAACCGATCGCGTTCACGGTCGAGGCGTGCCGGGCCTTCATCCGCCGGTTGCCGGCGTGGCTGTTCGACAAGCTGCGCTCCTTCTGCGAGGCGCCCGAGAACTTCGTCTCTTCCAACCTCGACGGTTCGATCCTGGGAAAAGGCTGATCCCGCGCCTCGAGTTCGTCCTGCGGCACATGCGGGACGGCTGGAGCCTGCCGCAGCTCGCGCGCGCGGGGCGACTCCCTGCGTGGGCGATCGCAGTGCCCGAAGTCTCTTGGAGCGAGGGGACGCTGATCGACGCGTTCTTCGAGCTGTCGAGTTGCCGCGCCTTCACCGACCATTGCATGGGGCCGATCCCGTGGACGGCGATCGCCACCTACGCGGATCGGCTGAACCTGCCGCGTGCTATCGTGCTGGCCTTCACCAGAGCCGTGCAGGTCCTTGACGATGCGTACTGCGACTGGCATGCCCGCCAGCCGAAGAGAAAGCCGGAAGGGACCGTCGAGTCCGGCAAGGTGACGGAGCGGGACAGCATCGCCACGGGAGGACCTCGGCGTCGTGGCTGAGCAGACGTTCACGATCAACGTTGTCGTGGATCCGACGCCGGCGGAGGGAGCCAGCAAGAAGGTTCAGGCCTCCCTCGAGCGCGCGGGGGCCGTGGCCGACAACCTGCGGGCGCAGATCGCGCGGGCCTATGGGGTGGGCGCGGACGGAGCGCGGGCAGCTGCTGAGGCAGTGACGAAGGCGCTCGGCGTCACCGGGAACCAAGCGACGAAGACGCAGGCAGCGATCGCCCGCGCGCTTGAGCGGCGCACCGGCGGGAGCGAAGCAAGGAAGGGCCTCGAAGAGCTCGACCGGGCGATGGGCCGAGCAGCGAACAGCGCGGACAACCTGCGCGACCGGCTGTCGGGCATGGGACCGATCCTGGCGCGGTTCCTGTCGGCGGCTGGAATCCTCGCCGGCGCGCGCGCCGTGCTGAGCTACGCCGACGCCTACACCCAAGTGCAGAACCGGTTGCGCACCGTCACCGATGGGCAGACGGAGCTCGCGAGCGTGACGAACCGGCTGCTCGGCATCGCCAACGACACCCGGCAGAGTTTCGAGAGCACGGCGGAGCTGTACTCCCGCGTGGCGCTGAGCGCGAAGGAACTCGGGCGCACGCAGAACCAGCTCCTGGACTTCACCGAGTCGTTGAACCAGGCAATCGTTCTGTCGGGCGCATCGTCGCAGGAGGCCAGCGCCGGCCTGATCCAGTTGTCGCAGGGCCTGGCGTCCGGCGCGCTGCGCGGCGACGAGCTGCGGTCCGTCCTGGAGCAGTTGCCGGCGGTGGCGGACGTCATCGCCAAGGGCCTCGGCGTCACGCGCGGCGAGCTGCGCAAGCTCGGATCGGAGGGAAAGATTTCAGCGAAGGCTGTGCTCGACGCCTTCGCGGCGGCCCGCGAGGAGCTCGCAGAGCGGTTCGGCAAGACCGTTCCCACGGTGGGCCAGTCCCTGGTGGTGTTCCGGAACAACCTCATTGCCACCGTGGGCGCGATCGACCAGGCGACAGGGGCGACGTCTTCACTCAGTCGCGTGATCTTGCTCGCGTCGGAACACATGGTGCTGCTCACTGCCGCCGCCGCGACGCTCGGGACGGCCATCACGATCAACCTCGTGCGGGGATCGATGCCTGCCCTGGCGAGGGCCTCCGGGTTCCTGCTGCGGCTCAACCCGTTCATCGCACTAACGGCGGCCGCCGTGGGCCTGGGCGTGGCGATCGCCGGCGTTGTCGGCGAGTCGGAGCGGGCAACGCTTGCCACGCAGGAGTTGACCGAAGAGCGCCAGAAGTTCGTCGAGTTGAGCGGGCGCGAGATCAACGCACGGTTCGAACTGGCGCGGATCCAGGCCGTGCTCGACAAGGACCCGGGGAGCACTGCCGCCCAGGATCAACTGGAGAAGGTCTTGGCCCGGCGGACGTCCCTGCGCCGCGAGCTGACTGCAATCGAGGTCGAAGGCGCCAAGCGCACGAAGGCGGACGAGGAAGCGACGATCAAGGCGACGGTCGCCTACCGCGAGGCAGTGAAGTCGCTCGAGGACGAAGAGAAGCTGCTTCGCCTGACCAACAGCGAGCGAACGATTCGCGAGCGCGTGCTGAAGATCGAGAACGCTATCGCGAAGGAAGGCAAGGCGATCACCGACGACTTGCGCGCGAAGATCGAGGCGCAGGTCCGCTACAACCAAGGGCTCAAGGAGGAGAACGCGCTATACGAGGACCTCGTCCCGAAACAGACGGACTACGGCAAGCAGATCGATCTCCTTGCCTTGTCCTACACGACAGGCAGGAGGACGCTCGACGAGTACAACAAGGCTCTCGCGGCCCTGACCTCGCGGATGCTCGACGACCTCATGTCGACGCCGTTCGCGCAGTCGCTGATCCAGTTGAACGACTCGATCGCCGACCTCGAGTCGCGGGCGTCGCGGCCGTTCGGCGACGTCGCTGCCCGGGCGGAGGGCAGGGTCCGGGACGTCGCGCGCGCCGGCGGCTTCGACAAGATGTCCTCCGACCAGGCGGAGGCGGCGAAGAACGAGATCCGCAACCTCACGGCGCGCGAAGAACTGCTGTCGCGACAAGCCGCGCTCTACGAAGGCATCACCGGACCGGCGACCGAGTACGTGGCGACGCTGGCCGCAGCGAACGCGCAGTACGCGAAGACGCCTGAGCTGCAAGCCGAGCTGCAGCGGTCCGTCGACGTGTCGCGTCTCCAGACGCTCGAAGCCTCGACCGACATCGGCGCAGGATTCGAGCGGGCCTTCTTGAAGGCGAAGCTCGAGGCCGAGGACTTCGCGTCGGTCGCCGAGAGGGCGGTCAACGTGTTCGCCAGCGCGGCCGAGGACGCCCTGGTCGAGTTCGCGGAGACCGGGTCCGTCAACTTCAAGGAGCTGGCGCGCGGCATCCTCGCCGACCTGGCACGGATCATCGCCAGGCTTCTCGTCGTGCAGGCGCTGTCGGCGTTCGCCGGCGGGCCCGCGGTGGGCGCGGCCGCCGGCGCTGCGGGAGGCGCCGCGGGCAGCTTCGCCGGCGGGCGACAGCACGGCGGCACGGTGCAGCCTGGCCGGACCTACCTCGTCGGCGAGGGCGGGCCGGAGCCGTTCACGCCCGGGCGTACAGGAACGATCACGCCGAACCCCTCGACGATGGCGATTCCGGCCCCGGAGGTCACGGTGCAGGTCGTCAACGTCACGGACAAGGACGAGGTCGCGACGGCAATCAGTTCCGGCGCGGCCGACCACGCCATCGTCAACGCCATCGGGCGAAACGCAGGAAAGGTCAAGGCCTCCCTGGGATGATGGGCCCTCAATGAGCTGGTTCACCGGCACTTCGACGGACTACCTGGACCTGGCGTCGAAGCTGGTGCAGCTCGCCACGCGGGACAGCGTCGTCTCCGCGACGCTCGGCGCCGGCGGGTCCGGTTACGCCATCGGTGACATCCTGACCGTCAGCGGGGGAACCTTCGGGCCAACGGCCGCGAAGATCCGCGTCCTGACGCTGAGCGGCAGCGCTGTCGCGACCTTCAAGGTGCAGGAGGGCGGCGGCTACACGGCGGCGCCGAGCAACCCGGCGAGCACGACGGGAGGCACCGGCACCGGCGCGACGTTCAACCTCACGCTCGCCGACACGGGATGGACCGCGCTGCGGGACACTACCTGGGCCGGCGGCAGTGGCAGCGAAAAGGAGGTGATCCTCGAGGGCACGGGCGCAGGTTCCGACGCCATCACCGTTGGCCTGCGCACGTTCCGCCGCACGGTCGGACTTGACACCGCGTACTCGTGGGCCTTGAACGGCATGACGGGGTTCAACTCCGGACTCGCGTACGAAGACCAGCCCGGCGTGTCGCCTGGCGCCTTGCCGAACGCTTCGTCCGCCGGAGGCGCGTACGTTCCTCTGCACAACGGCGGCACGGCGGGCGGGCTCACTGCCCTGGCGTACTGGCTATCGATCACGTCGCGTCGGATCGAGGGCGTGGTCCGCATGCAGGACAGCACGGTCGTTCACTACTCGAGCTTCTATCTCGGGTTTATGAACCCGTTCAACTCGGCGGTCGAGTGGCCGTACCCGATCCTCGTCGCTGGATGCTCCGCGTTCCGCGACGCGCTGTACGACGACCAGGGCGCACCGACTTTCACCGGGCTAACGGAGATGATTGGGATAAACGGCCTTGTCGGGCCGTGCTTCTTCCGCAAGCCAGACTCGACCTGGGTTACCGCGGTCAACTCGCTCGCGACGATCTCACCGACGGATCGCGCCGCCTACACGCAGTACGGGATCTTCCCAGGCAACGAGGGTGTCACGCCTGGCGGCGCCGACGCGGTCGTTGGGCTCGGCAACTTCGGCTGGCATACGATCATTCGCAACACGGGGATCCCCGGTGCCGCGACGCTGAACGTGCGGCCCACGCCCGACAGCGGCGGCGCGAAGTACCCGACGATCCCGGCAACGTTGCAGATGACGACGACGAGCGGCCCCGATCGCGACATGCTCGGCGAGCTCGACGGTGTGTTCTGGATCCCGCATCACGGAATCACGCGCGAGGACTACGCGCGCAACGGCGACGACCGCTACCGCGTCTTTCCCTGCGGAAATCGGAACGAGCTGTACTCTCTGTTCGCGATCAAGGAGGAATGAGTGGCGTACGAGACGGGAACGGCAACGGGCGTCCTCGACCTGCTCGACAAGCTGCTCGCGTTCGCGGTCGCAAACGGCTGGACGCAGGACGACCCGCGCAGCGGCGGCAAGATGGCGTTCCACCGCGACAACATCTTCATTGCCTTCTCGTACGACACGACGACGGCGAACGCGGTCGGGCTCTACCAGGCGCTCGCGTTCGCGGCGGCCACGAACCCGGGAGCGCAGGCGAACGACAGTGGCAACGGGTTCTTCAACGCCTCGTTTCCGTACTCGAACGCGAACATCATCACGTCGCGCCACGTCGCGCTCGGCACCGTCGCGTTCCCCTCGTACCACTTCTTCGACTCCGACACGGGACCGTACCTGCGCGTCGTCGTCGAGGTCAGTGCCGGGTCGTTCCGCCACTTCGGGTTCGGCAAGAAGATCTCCTTCGGCGACGGCATCACCGGCGGCGAGTACTGCTACGGCCAGGTCACGCAGGGAGCCAACGCGAGCGCGCTCAACACGAACACCTGCGCACTACTCGACGGACTGCACACGACGGCAGGCATGGGCGTCGCCTTCGCTGGAACGGTGCACCTGGAATCGCTGCCCGACGCCCCGCACGCGAGCACGAAGTGGGGCGTCACCTGGGCTGACTGGCCGGCGGCGCAGGGCAACGACCGGCAGGCGACTCCACGCGAGCGCGCGTTCGTCCATGGCGGGTTCCGCGGCGGGCCCGACGCGCGGTCGCTCGGCGGGTTCTCCGCGGGATCGCAGAGCGGCTTGATTCCCGGCTACCCGATCCAGCTCTGGTACCGACCGAAGAGCGGAGGCGCAGCGCAGGCCGATCTCTACAGGCTCGGCTACCTGAACGACATCCGGGGCACCAATATCCGGTTCATGTCCCCTGGGGAAACCATCGCAATCGGCGGTGATGACTGGCTGTTCTTCCCGACGGTCGCGAAGGACCTGACGGCCGCGGTCGCCGGCGCGACCGCGGCGCAGGGCATCATGTACCGCAAGGTCACTGCCTGACGTGGTCGACACCGAGGTTCCAGGGATCGTCGACGCTTCGTTTTCTGCCACCGTCTTCGCCTTCAACGGCCGGAACTCGAAGGCCTACTCGATCAACCGCGACACGCACAAGCCGGCGTTCTCCGGCCTGCGCGCGCTCGCCGAGGCAACCGGCTACGTCGCGAACCCGGTGGCAGGCGGAGTCGGCGGCGGGGGCGGCGGCGGCACTGAGTTCAAGGCGCTGCTCTCCGACACGTTCAACGGCGGCGAGACGTGGTTCGAGCACGTCCACGTCCTCTCGAGGGAGTACGCGTTCGGCAACATCCTCGCGACGATCACGTCGAGCATTCACTTCCACAACGCCTACCGCCGGCAGACGGTGTCGCTCGTCACGTTCACGAACAACGCCGGCGTCGGGCTCGACATCCCGCAGGTTACTCCGCCCGATCTGATCCCGCCGAGCTCGTCGTTCCTCAAGACGGGGTCGACCGTGCTCGCTCCGCTCGGGCTCGACCTGGTCGTCACCACGGAGGGCGCGCCGCACTTCGACACGACGCTCGACTTCCTCTTCGATACGGGCGCGCTTCTCATCGTTCCGGTCAGCGGCGACCGCATCGCGCTGTTCCCGATCGAGTTCGAAGGCGATAGCGTCGACGAGCGGCTGATCTGGGGTACCGACGTCATTCCGAACATGGAAGGGCCGACGCAGCGGATCATGTACCGCAAGAACCCGCGCCAGGTCTTCGAAGCGGAGGCGATCACCGAGGGGCGTCAGCGGCGCGAGCTGCAAAACCTGCTGATGGCGTGGCAAGGCAGGTCGTTCGGCGTTCCTCTGTGGCACGACCGCATGCTCTCGACAGCAGCCGTGATCCTGGGCGCGACGACCATTCCGGCCGTGACTGACTTCGTCGACCTGCGCGTCGGCGGGCTGTTGACGGTCTTCACTGACTCGAGGACGTTCGACGTGGTCGCGGTCGACTCGTTCTCGCCGACGTCGATCATCGTCAGCACCCCACTGTCGCGGGCGTACGCGGCCGGAACGATCCTCCTGCCGACACGAATCGGCCGTCTCGTGCCGAACGTGTCCGGGCGCCGCTACCCGGTGAACGCGGAGTCGCACAGCCTGCGCTTTGCGATCGACGACAACGACGTGCCTGCCGCGTTCGCGAGCGCAGCTGCGTTCTCGTCGTTCGGCGGGAAGCCCCTGCTCGACGACCGGAACATGATCGACGGAACGTCGATGGGCACGCAGAGCGAGATGCGGGTCCACGTCATCGACAACGAAAGCGGAACGGTCTACCAGACGAGCGACTGGCCGGTGGCGCAGCGTCTGCACTCGAAGGGGTTCAAGGCGAACACGCGCCAGCGGCTGTACCAGGTCCGCCAGCTCCTGCACTACCTGCGCGGCAGGCAGCGCACGTTCTGGATCCCGACCTTCATCGAGGACCTTCTCGTCACGCAGACGCTCACGAGCGGGACGGCGCTGATGGACGTCGAGAACGTCGGCTACACGCGCTTCGTGCAATCCCGGCAGCCGCGGGCGACGTTCCGGATCACGTTCACCGACGCGTCGACCCTCACGCGCACTGTCCTGTCGTCGGTCGAGTTGAGCGCCACCGAAGAGCGGTTGACGGTCGACGCGAACTGGCCGTCGACGAAGACCGCGGCGCAAGTGACTCGCGTCGAGTTCCTCGAGGAGGTCCGGCTAGACTCCGACGAGGTCGTGATCCGCCACCGAGGCATTGGCCGTGCCCGGATCTTCGTTCCTGTCCGCGTCGAGCCGTGACGTACCACGCCCACGAAACCAGCGAGCAAGACGGCAGGCCGGTCGAAATCTATCGGTTCACGATCGGCAGCGACCCGCCCTACCTCTACACGTCGGCGGAGGACACGATCACGGTTGCCGGGGAGACGTACGCGCCCATTGCGATCATGCGCGGGTCGATCGTGCAGGGCCCGGACGAGAGGTCGCGGCCGCTCGAAGTGACGATGCCGGGCACGGCGGAGTTCGCCAGGCGGTTCGCCGGCATCGTCCCCGGGCAGTCGGCGCTGCTCACGCTGCGCCGATTCCACCGCGACGACGGGGCAACGCCGCAGGTCATCACGTCGTTTATCGGCACCGTTCACGCTGCGCGGTTCGGCGACGACGGACAGTCGCTGGTGTTCCCCGTCTACTCCCTCGAATACGGGCTGTCGAAGACGGTCCCTCGCTTCGGGTTTCAGTCGGTGTGCAACAACGTGCTGTACGACTTCCTCTGCGGGGTCGACGAGGACGACCCGGCGAACAAGTTCACGAGCACGGTTACCGCCATCTCGGGCAACGACATCACCGTCGCAGGCGCCGGCGCGTTCGGCGGAGGGAACCAGTTCTCCGCCGGCTTCGCGAAGCCGCAGGCGTTCAACGACTTCCGTACCATCCTCGGACAGGCCGGCGACGTGCTGACGCTCATGCTGCCGTTCCCCATGGCGCTGCTCGGCTCGACGGTCGTCGTCTATCGAGGGTGCGACCACTTGATCGAGGG